ATACGCAATTGCGCAAGACTTGACGCTTATTTGGCAGCTTGTAGCCGTCCAAGTTATACCCATGCAATTCTTGCAATTGTGGTATTTGAGCAACCCTTAAATTATCCTTTGGTATGTCTGCCTGGGTAATGTCAAAGTTAGCCCAAAAGTAATGACGTTGAAGGTCAGCCGTAGGTGGCACAAATGGCGTGTAATAAGGCTTGACATTTTCAACCACCCATTGACCCTTAAAGTTGTATTGAAGGAAAATGATTTCCTGCCACAATTTCATGTCAGGATAGATTGGCTTAACCCCACGAAATCTGACCCCAATGTTTTGCCTAAAGCTGCTATGGCTCTGACATGGTGGTGACGACCAAATGAAATCAAATTCATTAAAATGATTGACTAAATACTCATGAGCGTCGGCAATGATTACTTTGTCATTTGGAAAATAATCTGAGTACACCCTCGCAATGTCTGCGTCGTACTCAACGGCGGTGACGTCATGATTATCGCCCCAAAGTTTGCGATTGCCACCAATTCCCGAGTAAAGGTTAAGGATTCTCATTTGTCGCCCCAACAAGCGCAACGCCCATAATTTCGCACTTTGTGCATTGTATGACTTCAACGCCAGGTGGCAGATTGTCAGTGACCTTGTGTATAACCTGATTTGTTACCTTGTTGCACTTGCGACATTCAAACTGGATTGTTTCCATGAATGGATTTCCTTAAGTTATCAATGGGTTGAAGGTTGATTTGGCTTACCCACCATGTTGGTTGGTGAGAATGGCGAAACCGTGGCTTTTGGGCAATGGATACTGGAATCCAACCCGCAATGAAATAGTGTGGTGATTGACCAGTCACAAGAATAGCAATGTCGCTTGTGCGATCATACTCATAAACGATCAGTTGCCCTGTGATGTATTTCGTCCACTTAACTTCAAACTTGTCGCCCACGTCGGCTTTCTTTTTCATTTTGGGTTCAAATGGGTTATAGTCAAAACCTAAGTGCCGGGCTACAACCCATTCACTTGCAATGGTTTCAGCCAATTCAGCAACCCTTTCGTAAAAGGTTATGCCGTTGTTGTATCGCCTGTCCGTGTCCAGGGTTTCGTCGCCATTTTCAATGAATGAAATAGCAGCTTTAAGACATGTCAATTCGTCTTTACGACTGATCTTGATTTTCACCTGCAACCACCACAAAACCAAAGTAACTTTTCGTTACCTTGACCGCGCAAATACCCAAATTCGTCAGCCTTAGCCAACATTGAACATTTGTCGCATTGTTCCATTTTGTATTCGGCAATGACTTCACCGTTTTTGAGTAGTTTGCAAATGCGTGTTGCTGGGTCAATTAGTTCAATGTAATCACTCATTAAATTTGTGGCTTCCACTTGCCGTCGCTGGTCATGACGTACCAAAAAGGCTCGCACTGTTTTGGCTTACGTTCAACGCATGAGTAATTACCCCACGCCTTACCCGTCTTGGCACTTGTGCCTGTTCGCCAAACTCGGTGACCGTGTGCGCACTGCGGTGCTTCGGCTACCAATTCACCACCCAGGTGTTTGGCTATTTCGTCCATTGACGAACCAAGTGACGGAATTCCAGCCTGTTCGGCTTCCGCTGCCGTTTTGTAACTTGGCACTTCACCAAACTTGGTTGTCCAATAGTCGTTTGTGTCCACGTTTGCAACGCTTGCTGGCGTCTTTTCGACTTGTTCCATAATTTCACGGGTTGATCTTTCCGCACCGCCCATGACTAGCTGCTGGACTCTCATGATTGCTGACGTCACTGTATCCTCGACGAACCAACGTTTCATGTTTTGCTGATAAGCACCCTGGTAACCGTAGGCGAAGTCAATGCCCGCTGGCACAAGGCTTTCGCTGTTTTTGTAGGCTTTGGCTTCAACCAAGACATAACCCTTTTCAGCACTAAATTCAACAATGCGTGTTTCAATACGACCGTCCGGAAATGTGCGATTCCAGCGTTCCAGTCTTTCGCGTGACGCCTCGTAATTGTCCAAGAACCCCATTATTTCACCGCCTTGTTAATCGTTGAAATGTGGCGTGAGACTGCCCGCCCGCGTGTGTAGCCTTCACGGCTTCCGTCTCTGTGACCTTTTGAGTATCCATAAGCAGCTGCCAAAACCATTAAAACAACCATGCCAACAACGCGACCCAATGTTGCTGGGTCAAGTAGATCAAGTACCATTTTGATTTCTCCCGAATCTAGGCGGTAACCACTACCACCTGAATTCAGAATGACTTATGCGACGCGCCTAGTCAAGAATCAGGCGTAATTGTCGGCGTGTCTTGTGGCGTTTCGGCTGGCTTGGGTTTTGATTTCAACCCGTTTGCGCTCACGATTCCCGCCAATGTGCCAGTCAAGAAAACGGTCAGCGTTGAAACCAGGTCAATAAAAGCTGCGTCGTTGGGTGCTTGCTTCATGGGCTGGGTAATAAATAACAACGCATAAAGCATGGACATGACCGACAATGCAAAAACGACTGCCAAAATGATTCCAATGGCTACGATCAACCGAGCGTGTAATTCCTCGGGCGTGTGCTTACGTCTAGCCATTTTCAATGACCCCTTCGTCAAACAAATCCTTTGTACATAACCCCAGCGATTCGCACTCAGGCGGTTGGCACTCAGGCTTTTCCCAATTTTCAAATTCCTGGCACGGATAACGCACCCAGCCTTGATACCCGCAAGCGGACATGCCCAACGTCATTGCGAACGCTAGGCATGCCGCTGCAAGTTTTTGATTCATTTCCCCTTTGAACCAAAACTTGAATCATTTGGATTGAGCCAACGCAAGATTACTGGCGCAATTGCTGCAACCCCTGCCATTGCCAAAGTCTTTGGGTCAGTGACCCCTGCCATGTATAGTGCCAATGCGGCAGCCATGAACGAACGACCCCATGACGCTGCGAGTGCTTTTGCTTCTTTCATTTCTTTTTGCCCTTCTTTGGTTTGTCTCCCGAAGGTATTTCTATTTTTGGAAAGTCCCCTTTGTAATCAACAAACTTGGGAATTCCAAACCCGACGATTTCTTTGCCTGGCGCGTAGCTGCGCACCTTAATCATTACCATTCCACCGTTGCGTTGATCGCCACTCCCACTTGTGTTGCCTTCAATGGTCAAGCAAGTTTTTGTGTCAATTAAGCCAACAACAATTCCAATGTGTGAAATGCGGTCAACACCGTCATGCGGAAAGTCCATAAACGCCAAATGACCCAATTGGGGCATGTTTGACCAACGGTTGACTTCTTTAAGTCTGTGTGCGCCAGCGGCGGTTGAAACCATTGACGGAATCTTGACGCCAGCCTGGTCAGCGCACCAGTTGACGAAACTTCCGCACCAGGGAAGTCCGTCGGCTTTCATAAACTTGCCGTACTTGGTCAGGTTGTCGCCTTGCTCAACAGTGCCGACTTCGGCAGCTGCGACTTCAAGCAACCTTGCACTTGTACCTTGTGGGTATGTCATGAAAGCAAGGCTGCCATTTCTGCGTCGGTCAAACCTAATTTCGCCAAAACTGCTTGTTTTGCTGATTCGTTGTTTTGTGATTCTTGTGCAAGTGCAATTTGTTCAGCGTCGAATTCGGCTTGGGCTTGTGTATCCTCAGCCGTGGTTTCGTGTGTTAAAAACATTTCATAGTCAACATTTCCCAATGACTTGGGAATGTATCTAATAAGATTTTCATCATCTGTGTGTCTAATTGTTGTTTCATTGAAATTGACATAGTTTGCCATTTTATAACTCCGCATTCACTGTGTTGAGGGTGCTACTGTAATTTATAAAGAAAATTGCCTGACCAGCCGTTAAAACTGACGAAGTTGTCTGTTGAATCCAAATTGAATCTTTAGCGGCAGTCTCAGTTGTTGCCGAGACTGAAGCGTCAGTGTCGCTTGTCGCGTAATAAATACGCCATGCGCCCAATGTCAAAGTTGGATCAACACGCATTGTCACGGGTAATTTACCCATTCCGCGAGCGTTGTTTGACGCTTTGGCTTGACCAACCATCATAAAATCTGATTTCATGTTGTAAAAATAACGCTGACAAGCAAGCAATTCACCCGCCTGTGTGCCTGTTGCGGTTTGGAAAGTTGTTGCGGTCGTTCCCGCTTCTAACTGTATTCCCCACAAACCAAGTGTATAGTTTTGAATTCCAATTGAGGAAGCCTGAGTTGCAAAAGTTGAACCAGCCGACTGCCACAAATTAAGTGCAAGATAAGAAGTGTTGGCAGTTGTTCCAAATGTTTTGCCACTTAGTGTCGGTGCTGCGACTGTAACTTGATACCTTGCCCATGATGTTGAAAGTGTAACCGCGCTAATTGGTGTGGAAACTTCCGCGCTAGGAGACCCACCTGTTCCAAAATTTTGCACAATTTGCACACCTACTTTTGGTGTTCCTGTGTTGGCTTTTGCATAAAATGAAACAACAAGGTTTCCACCTGCAAGCGTTCTAACATTTTCAATTCTTTGTGAAATGTAAGCAAAATCGCCAGCGGCAGAATGTGACGCGGTTACTGATTGTAGAAAATTGACACCTTCAGCACCTGCAATTGGTTCACCACCTGCAAAAACCTGGGGTGTTAATGTTGTTGTTCCACCACTATTTTTTTGCAAAAATCTGTCAAAATTGTAACTTCCGTCAGTCGTGTTGCTGGTAAATGATCTTTGGTTAATAAAAAAATCACCATTCAAAATTTTGTTAATTGAAGTTTTAGATGTTGCAACACTTTGTGAAGCCCATTTTAAGCCAGTGGACGTTGAACTGTCAACGGTTAAAACTTGATCGTTTGTACCTACTGGCAAACGTGCGGGTGTATCAGCTGCGGTTGCAGTAATCAAATCACCTTTAGCGTCAAGAATGACAAGTGGGTCAATTGCCGTCCATGTGAAATCCATGTCGGTTGCAGACGCTTTTGCCAAAACTTGACCAGTTGTTCCACCTTTTAGATCAGCCAAAGAAGTATCAACGGCTTGACCAAATACTTCAAAATCGGCTGGAAGGTCAGTGACCAAATCAGTCGAAGTTGGCATTTGCCAACCGAAGTTGCTTGTTGGGTTTGTCATGTTTTCTCCTTTTCTAAGCCACTATTGTGGCAGATTCCCACGTTAAAGTCGGCGACACGGTGTTCCATTTTTCGGTTATTGGGACGTCATTCCAACGCATTGCCTGGAGTGAATAAGCCAATGGTGTAAGCAACAATGTTAACGACAATTGGTTGTATGACGCATTGAAAGTCCAGCCTTCAACGAAGCCTTGAAATGCCCCTGAATTCATGTTCAATGGCAAGTTGCTCAGGGCAATGGCTTCGCCCATGAAAATGTTGATTAGGCGATCACGCTGGACATTTGGAATTTCCGGGTTGGTCAAGTCGAAAGTTATTTGGCTAAAAATAGGCTCAGGGTTAGCGCGCAATTCCAGGTAAAACGCAGCTTGATCCTCAGCGTCAGCGGCATTGTGAAGCGTGGTCGTAATAATCTGCGCCAATTCGCCGTACAAGGAAATTGAAGCTGCGTCTTGGGCTGATTTCTCACTGCTACTTGTTGCGCCGTATTTGATTGTGACGCTATTGCGTACGTCTCCAACACGGGTTTGAATCTGTAAATTTCTGCCTCGCGCATAATTCGCGTCTAGGTCAACGTACCCGTTTGCTGCCAAATAGTTTGTTCGGTGCGTACTGTCGGCATAACCGATTCGACCTTGTGCGTCCTCATAAATGTATCCAAGACCCGACGTTGCTAGGGCTGAAACCAATGAATAAACGTCCGTGCGCTCTGATGATCTAGCTGCCAATTCATAATTGCCTGGACGGTCAATTTCGCCCAAACCTGTGTTTTCAGCATTTGCCCAAGTTGTTGTTGGGTCATAAGTTGCCCAAGTCAATGCCCCTGGCACTGAGTCCCAAGCACCAAACAACACTCCTTGCAAAATGTCATAAATTTGATCACCGTCAAATTCTTTTGGCAAAACGCCGTTGGTCAATGCTTTTGGCAGACGTGCCAATGCGCCAAGTGCCGTAATCGAATAAGTCTGCGTGAACATGACATTGCCGACGTCTCGAATTTCAATTCCAATGTCAACGACGTTTCCACCAAAAATCGGCACAAATGTGCCAGCCGTGTTTTGAATTGAAACACCAATGCTTGAATTTATGTTGACGGGAATGATTGCCTCATTGACGTCCAGCAATTCAATGTTGACATAACCCGCAGCGGCTTGCTCGTAAATGTTACGGCGACCACTGCTAATTGTTAGATTTGCAAGAATGGCGGTTGTGTAGGAAACACCGTCAATTTCAACAAGCCAAATTGGATTCCATTGAGTCATGGCATAACAAGACTGTTAGCACCGCCGCCGCCGCCGCGATAGAATGAATTGTTTAAGGTGTCAACAATTGTTCGGGCAGTGCCTTCTTTGTCAATTGCGCCAGTGACCGTGATGTTAATTGGCGCACGTCCAGCCATTGCTGCGTCTTGCCTGGCTGAGACTGAAAGAGCCGCCGAAGCTGCTGGCGACAAATTCTTGATTGCATTTGTTGCCTTAGTTGCCACGGCAGTTGCAGTTTTTACGCCCGTGCTTGTGGCAGTCGCCTTTGGCACAACGCCTGTTGAACTACCACTGGAAACTGACGGTGCGCCTGGTGTTGAAAGTGTCGAAATGTTAGGCAAAATTGGAATGGCGTTGTAGGCGGTAATGACTGCGTTTATACCTGCAATTGCAATTCCGATCAAACCGTTAATTGCTGAAACGACGTTTGAAATGATAGTAATCAACCCGCCAGCAATTTTGCCGACTACTTGCAACGCACCGCCCAAAACTGTGCCGACAATTGGCGCAAGATAGGTTTCAATGTAAAACCCAAATTCTTTGAATGAATCCAAATTGCTGACAACCGCGTCTTTAATGTAACCAAACGCTTTAATTAGTCCGTTAATGATCGGCGTGAAAACTGTGACCATGATGTTGCCAACATTTGTAATGACCCCGCCCAAGCCGTCACCGTCTAAACTAAAGGCTTTGGAAAACGCCTGGATTGCTGGCAACGCGTTGGCGTTAATGAAATTCATGACCTTTTCAAGAATAGGCAACAACGCAAAACCAATTGTTTCTTTGGCTTCGTCAAATGCCACTTGCATGCGCGCAATTTTCCCTGCGTAGGTGTCAGCGTTTGCAGCTGCCGCGCCACCAAATAAATCTGAAAGTTTGCCCTGTACTTCCTCGAATGACATTGTTTTCAATTCGGCTGACGATAGCCCAATGCCTAATTTGCCAAGCGACGTGGTGTTTCCGTCATAGGCTCGACTTAGCGCATTTGCTACCGATTCAAGCGGTTTGCCCGTGGCAGTTGAAATGTCCAGTGCGGTTGAAAGTAAATCCTGGGCTTTTGTAATGTCGCCCGTTGATCTAACCAAACGACCTAAGGCTGGTCGCAACATGTCGTCGGCAACGCCTGACGCCAGTGACATTTGAAGGATTGAATCCTCAGTTGATTGAATTTGTGCCTTTGTTGCCCCTGTGGCGTTTTCTAAAGCCAACGCCAATTGTGTCTGTGCTTTTTCGTCGGCAATGGCTGCCTTGACCCCGTCAATGCCGATCTTGACCGCGTAGGCGGCTGCGGCTGCGGCTGCTGCCACAAATGCTGCGCCAATTGCTTTTCCAACCTTGCCCATTTTGTCGCCAAATGTTTCGACGTCAGCCGTGGCAGATTTTAAGGATTTGTTTAAGTTGTCAACGTCTCCAAGAATGGAGAGTTTAAGCGTGCGACTGCCAGCCATTTAATCAAACTCCTTAACAATTTGGGCAAAAGATTGTTCCCAGCGTTTTACAATTTCAGGCTGGACGCTGCGCAGTGTTGGATAGATAAACCAACCGCGTGAACCGCGACCTTCGCGACCTGACCACACTGGGAATTGCTTGTACCTATTTGAACCAAATTCAGCACCGCCCCAAAGTTGTTGGGTTGAACCGCCGCCACTGAGTGTTTGACGGGCAAAACCAAAACTAATTTCACCGATCTTTGATGATTTGGAAACCTTTGAACCCTCAGCCACTTTGTTGTCCAAACGGTTATTTGTGCGGGCTGATCTTTCAATGATTTTTCCACGGACAAAGTCAGCCAATTCCGACGTAACTTTTTTTGCTTGACCAGTTGCTTCGTCGTCCATTGCTTTGAATGAACGGACAATGGCACGCAATTCAGTCTTGTCATAGGTGATTGCGTCACTTGCCATTTGCCCGTCCTTCCAGTATTTCGATCACTGTCAAAATGTCCTCAGCCGTTTCGAATTCTGACTTGGGCAAATTTGTCGCAATGGACAATTCCCAAATGATTCGACTTAGGCTTCCGACGGCATAACTTTTGGGCTTTCCTCACCGACTGTCACTTCGCTAATAGTCTCAGTCCAAATGTCAATTGGCTTAACTGGTTTTCCAGCTGCTTCACGTTTCATTGCGTGATAGGCAAGAAATACCAAATCGGAAATTCCAATTTTTTCCTGAGCCTGTGCAATTGTGTTGCCAGTGCTTTTTTCCCATTTTACCCACTCAGGCGGTGCAGCAATGTAAGTTGCTGATTCGCCATTGTTGTATTCGATTGTGATTGGTAGTTTCATTTTTTCTCCCGATTGTTGGTTTTAGAATGTCTCGGTGACTTCAGTGACAACAACAAATGAAAGTGTAATCGTTTGTGCGTCAGGTGCAGTACCGCCCACGCTTGGGTACACTGGCAAAACGTTAAACGCAAAAACTGCGCCTGTCGTTGCAGTCAGTGAAACCGTAATTGGTGCGTTTGGTGATGTCTCCATTGCAGTCCATAATTCCTCGCACAATGATGAAGCTGCACCCCAGTCAGCCAACATTTCGACTTCAAATGCCCACTGGTTGTCAATAGTCTTGTAAGCCTTACCGTCAAGCGTTTGGTAAGTTTCTGTTGTTGGTGTGTTTGTCAATGTCGCACTGGTCGCCTGTGCGTCATAAGAGTCGTTGCCGATCGTTAGGACTAGATCGCGACCCGTGATGATCGTTGTTGCCACTTTGTCTCCTTAGATTGTTTGGGTGTAGTACGTTGAAACGTTGATGTCAGCAACAAGCATGGGTGATTGCCCGACTTCAAGCACCGTTGGTTTTTCAACCGTGCCAACAACGTATCCTGAGGGCATTGCCCCAAGAATTCCTATGATGAGTTTTTCCAGGTTATCCAATGACCCCGCATTGCTATTTGAAGCAACCACGGCGGTAATGGCAAAATTAAGTTTAACTTTTGTTTGAGCCTTGCCTATCAAAACGATTTCCATGTACGGCGTTGACGGGACAATTACGATTGCCGGTGGTATAGGCGACTCGGGAACGCTTGGATAGACGTTTGCAGCTAATGCGCTAAATGAG